GCGGGTTCAACATCCTGGCCAAGAAGGAGTTCCCTCCGGGCAGGATGCAGGGCACCACGCTGAAGGACACCTACTGGCGGACGACCTACATCGGTACGAAGCCAACTGCCACCGGCGGCAGCTACGGCATTGTCAAGGACACTGACAATGAGTGGAAGGTGGACTTCAGCGACACAACGAACGTCGCGGTCAAGTACGAGCGCGATCTTTCACTCGATCTCGGCATGGGAGCTGAAGTACTCGTCAGCTGGCTCGCTGCCGTCATCGGCACACCTTAACCGGAGCCAAAATGCCTTTCATTCGCGGAGGTAACGCGGAGTATCTGGCTCCCGGCCTCAACAGGTTCACGTTCCGCAAGCTCCGGGAGCGTCCCTCGCAGTTCGCCCGATACGTCCGAGTCGAGACCTCGACGCGAGCCTACGAGGACTTCTTCGATGCGTCGGGCTTTGGTCCGCTCGCCAAGAAGGGAGAGCTTGCGCCGACGATGCTGGACGAGCCGATCAAGATTCCAGGCGTCCGCATCGTGCATGACAGCTTCGCACTGGGTTTCCTCGCTTCCGAGGAGATGCAGCAAGACGAGCAGTACGGCGTCATCGCGAAGCTCGCGGGTGACCTTGGGCGTTCGGCCCGAGTCACGACGGAGCTGTATGGGCACGACGTGCTCAATCATGGCTTCGACACCACGCGCTACGTTGGGCGTGATGGCAAGGCGCTCTTTGCGACGGATCACCCGATTCAGGGCACTGGCGGTACCTACGCCAACCGGCCCACGGTCGCGGTCGATCTCAGCGAAGCAGCACTCGAAGCAGGTATCGCCTCGTTCGATGGTATGGTCGATGAGCGCGGTATTACGACGGAGCTGAGCCCGGCATTGCTTGTGATTACTCCAGGCGATCGAATGCTCGCGAAGCGCCTGCTCCAGTCTGCCGGATTGCCCGGTGGAAACTTCAACGACGTGAACCCCTTGTACGACGAAGGGCTCCAGGTCGTTGTCTCGAATTGGCTCACAGATACCGATGCGTGGTTCCTGCTTGCGCCCGCCTCGGATTCCCCGATCGTGTTCTTCTGGCGCCAGCGTCCCGACACGAAGACCTGGGACGATGACAACGCAGACGGCACGTATCACAAGATCAAGCAGCGTCACTCGACCGGGTTCAATGACTGGCGTGGCGCATACGGCTCACCAGGAGCGTGATCGATGAAGAAGGTATTTGCTCTCGCTGCGCTGGTGTTCTGCGCTGGGCTTCTCGGCGCAGGCACCGCGATGGTCACACTCTCGCCGGTGGCGAAGCTGGGACCGTTCTTTGCGTCGAGTGCTCCGTATGACTCGGCGACTGCTGGTCAACCCGGAGGGCGAGTGGTGTTCGCGCTTGCTGCGGATTCCGAGAAAGTCGGTAACGTGGTGTACTACAGCGCAGACAACAAGGTTTCGGTCTCTGGGACACTTGCTAATTACAATACCATAGCCGGTGTCGTGGTCGGAGGAACTCGAACTAGTAATCGAGCTTCTCGGGCTGCGGCCGATGTCGGTACGTTGGCAGCTACAGCGAATCAGCAAGTGATCGTTCTGAAGCAGGGTCGAACGTGGATTCCGGTCGATACTGCAACTGGTGGGTTAGCTGCTGGTGTAACAGTCATGCCATCGCTGATTACCGGCAAAGCCAGAGCTAAACCTGCGTATTTGGATTCCCTGAATCGCGTGTACGGCAAGATCGTAGTTGGGTGCGCTGCTTCGGCGACGTGCCTAGCGGACATCAACGTTCGTTAAGTAGGGGTGACCGGGAGCGCGCAAGGGCGCTGGCCGTGTTCTGGTGGGGTTCAATTCCCCACCCACCCCCTGATTACACGGTGTAACCAGGAGGAAGTATGCAACAGAAGGCTGCGCTGGTTGGGGCACGCGAGGGCCAGTGGATTCGTACCGCAGGGATGCGGAGGCTGCAGGTGAACGCGCGGGTTCATCGCGAGGCTCGCGTCCGCATCGAGCAAACAATGGCTCACGAAGGCGCTGTAGCACATGAGGTCAGCTTTATGGGCGCACGGATCGAACCGCTGCGTGAAGCTCCCTGGACTCGCGTCTGCATTATCGATGGGCCGCATGAGGACTCAATCGTTCTTCTTCAGGGGCACTGATGCCATACCTGGTTCTTGATCCAACGCTGGCTCAGATTGCACCGACCCTTGCGTTCGGGGCTCCAGAGACTGCTGCTAATCATCCGATGGGCAAGTCACTGGTGATGTTCAGGAACAGGCTCAAGCTGGAGCTTGGAAACCGGACTGATATCCCTGATGCACTTTGGAACGAGTGGATCAACGATTCGTACCTGGACCTGTGGACCTCGATCGACTTGCCGGAGCGCAGAACCAGCTTCGGCTTGATGATGACTGCAGCGCAACCATTCTATGCGCTGCCGGTCTCAGTCGATGGGATCAGGGCAATCAGCGCCACAGATCCATCGCTTGCTACGATCGGTGGACCGTTGGTGAACACTGATGCTGCGAGCTACCGCAAGCTCCCAGTTCGCAGTGGCGATCCCGAGATGTGGTTCCGTGAGAAGAACATGCTTGTGGTCTGGCCGACACCGAGCAGAGCGTTCCCAATCAGCATTGACATCACGCTGAGTCCTGCGCCACTTGTTATTGACACCGACTATCCAATCCTTGAGGACAAGTGGCATGATGCCCTGTATCGTCTCGCCAAGGCTCGCGCCTGGGATGCGGTTCAGAACGATGTCAAGGCGGGGCTGAATACGAACGAGGCTGCAAGGCTCGTCCAGCGCCGTCTTTCGCGTGATGAAGAAGACTCCGAAACCAAGTATCCAACGATCCGACCTGTGACATCCCGCAGGGAGTTCCTCAATCCTCGCCGACATCCGCATCGCGGAGACTCCTAATGGCATACACGCACGCGACCTTCGATCCAGCGGTTCCCGCTGATGGGGACTTTCTAGATCAGGGCGATGACTCAATTCGAGACGCGAAGCTGGATATCAAGGAGCGTCTTGAGACGCTGGTCAATTCCTTCGACGATGATCCGCTCACGTTCAAGGATGGGATCATTCCGTTCAGCGCAATCGTGCTTGATCCGACGCTGAACTTTAGATCGATCCTCCTCGGGATGGGGTTGATCTCGGGCGTAGTTGCTGCTGGAGCGATCGGTGGTGGGACAGCCACGATTGAAGGCGCTGAGCCAGGTGATGTAGCGGTTGGTTCTTGGCCCGATGGGCGATTCGCGGTGATGTGTGCAGTGACCGCTGCAGATACTGTGACAGTCGCTGTGACCAATATCACAGCTGGGTCGATTACCCTGAATGCTGCGCAGCTCGCAATCGCGGTTATCAAGCCAGGAACTCCAGGCAGGCTGCATGGTGAGCTTGATCGCTTCGTGCCACACACAGCGTTCCAGCCAGCGAACGAGTCAGACCAATTAACCTACGACGATAGCGAGGTCAAGACTGCGCTTGGTGGCTCACCGCTAACGGTCTTCGCACAAGTTTCGCTACCAGCTGGACAGACCTTGGTGCGAGCATCTGCGCTGGTCCGCTCGGACGGGACTGCGACAGTCTCCGGACAGATCACTCGTTATCCTCTCGTAGGTGCGCCAGTCCTTTACGGCACGTTCACAGCTACTCCAGGTGCTGGTGTGCAGGAGCTTGTTATCTCGGTTTCGCAAGTCATCGCGATCGGTGATACCTGGGGAATCAACTTCACACTCGATGCCTCAGCATCTACGAATCCTGATGATGCTGGCTTGGCCTATGTTCAGCTTCTCATGACCTGATGAGAAACCCGTTTAAAGGCGTGAACATTCCGCCTGATGCTCTACCGCGAGACGAGTTCTTCCATACAGACTCTTGGAAGGGCGGACTGGACGTCAGCGATGCTCCAGAAGATTCGGTTCCTGGCCAATCGTTCGAGATGCAAGATGTTGAGGTGACCGAGGACGATCGCCTGATTCGTGCTCCTGGGGTGTCACTGGTCGAGACGCTCACGCATGTACCGACACAGGTGATCCTACATGCGGGATTTCAGTATGCTTCGGCGACAGTGTTCCTCGCGGCTCCCTTTATCGGAGTGAAGTCGAACGCAGCTACTGAGTGGTTCGATGCTGGAATCGGTGGCTTCTCACCGTTTGGCTATACCAACTTCGCTGGATACCTGCTGCTTACGAATGGCAGCAAAGGTATCTATGTTCGCAAGCCAGGTAAGCTCGCGATCGAGCTAATTCCTGGAGCACCCGCTGGATTCTCGCTTGCTGTCTTTGCCGGTCGCGTAGTCGTCGGTGGCGCACAGATCGATGGCAAACTTGACTTCATGGGCGTGCAGTGGAGCGATTCGACGAGTGACTATGCTGGTTGGGACCCAGCTTTGGGCTCAGCAGGCCAGAGTCTAATCGGCTCGATGCTCCGCGCGGATCGCATCCAGGGCTTCGCTTCGCTTGGCTTCGAGACGCTTGTCGTGGTCAATCGGCGATCGATCTGGATAGGCGTACCGACCCAGGACGAGTTCCAGCCGATTCGATTCTCGCCAAGGCTCGAAGACACCGGATGCTCGCACTCGCAGACTATTACACCAACCGAGTATGGAGTCCTATTCCTCTCGGATGATGGTGTGCGGCTGTTTACAGGCTCTGAAGCCCCACTGATCTCAGCGCCAATCAATCGACTGCTAGGCCCAATTCACGAGTCTGATACTTGGACAGCTTGCTTCGATCCATTCCGCAAGCGGTACTATCTTCACGGTCCAACAGGAACCTTTGTCTTCGATATTCTGCGTAGGCGCTGGTTTCGCTGGACCGGTGTATTCCTTAACTCAATCTTCTTTCCGTCGCAAGGCTCACGACTGCGCTGGTCAGATGCGGTTGGTACTTGGGGTTCACAGACTCTCGCGTGGTGGCAGCTGCTGCCTCAAGAGTCTGGTGGCTCGATGTACTTCGTAAAGGGCTCCGAGTTCGGCATCGAGGACCCAAGCACGTTTAGCTCACTCGGTAGCGAGACGATAGCTCCGCTCTGGTTTGATCGGGTCCAGGTGGGTGAGAATCAGGATCAGCTCATGACTGGCCTTGGAGCGCGCTTCACCTACGAAGCTGATGCACCGAGTTCGATCGAGCTTTGGCTTCCAGATAAGCCTGACGGAAACTATGAGGCTGTGCGAACAGCGACACTTGTACCAGCGACAGGGTTCACGAAGCGAGCCTGGGTACCGTTTATTCATACTGGCAGAGGTATTGGTCTTGGGCTGCGTATCACCGCTGGCTCGCCTCGTATCCGTCGTGCTTCGGTAGAGTTCCAGCGAACCGGTATGCTGTTCGAGGCACCGAGCGATACTGTGGATCAGCCAGTTGTGAACTCCGATGCGATCCTGAAGCCCAGACCAATCTGGATGGATAGCTTTACACTCGGTCCGATCCAGACACTTGGCTGGACCATCGACGAGGCTGATCTACCAAGCAATCCGATTCTGATTCCTGATGATGATGTTAGGAATCCGTACCTGCCACTGAATACTGATGCTGGAATTAATCAGTACGAGGTCGGTGGCAGATACCTCTTCTGGAACAGCTATGGAATAGTCAAGGAGCCAACCACACAGGTTGACTACACGATTCCACTTCGATTTCCACAGAAGAGCTGGCAGTATAATCCAACTGGAGGACGACGAGGTCGAGGGAGTATCATTAGTCGAGCTGATGATACTGCGAGCCTGTGCGGTCATTGGCTTGCTATACCATTCAAAGCTGACTCGGATTTCAGGGCCGGCGAGACAGTGATCGGGTTGAACCTACATGGTGTGGTGCCGCCAGAGGACGACCTCAATATCGTCGGGTTTGTCGCGCTGCTGACATTGACCGATGTGCCAACGATCAACTACGATGCGATCCCGCATGTTGTTCTAGCGATCACTGCAGATCGTCATGTAGTCTTGAAGAAGTTCACTCTGACTGAGGCTGCGGGCTCGTTAGGTAATCCGTACAACCTTGGCACCTGGACAACGATCGCGACCTCAACACAGACTGTTCCTGCTGATGGCTACTTTGCGATCGAGGCAGGAATATTCCTGTCGTCGCGAAACGGTCTGATTGATACAGAAATCTCCGATGGATTCCTGTTTGCTCGCCTGTATAATGGTTCGACAGTCGGAGAGCTTCTGTTCTTCGAGGACATGATCTCGAATGTGAACAGGATCGCGTCGAGCGTACTGATGGGAATTACTGTTGGTACTGATACGCGAGCCGCAGCTGGTGATGGAGCAGGAAACCTGACGCATGGGATCGCAGGGATCGAGTTCGACAGTCTCGTCATAGCTGATAACAAGGGCGATGTCAAGCGACACCTGTACAATGCCCTGGTAGATGGGATTCTGCCGGTAGGTATTGGCTCGGATCAGCAGTCAACTCCGACTGGTGGTACTCGACTCGCGAACGTGGCTCGAAAGCTCAACACGTTCACCGACATGCTGAGCTACAACTATCACGCTGTCGCAGAGCGTGATACGTTCGTACTGCCAGGAGTTATTCCGCAGGCTAAGGAAATTCTCGCGGTTGGACTTGAGCACTGGTTCGATGGCACTCTTCCACCGCCACAGATATTCTCTGGTCAAGGTAAAGAACTCATCATCGTGGGTGGCACTGAGGTCGGGATTCACAGGTCTGTGGCAGGTCCAGCGGTCGCTCATGCTAACCCAGTTATTGGTGGACCGCCTTCGGTGTTCTCTACTGATATGGCGATCGTCGAGACGAATCCAGCGACGACAGAGAAGTTCAAGCCAGAGGAGATCATCGGCGATATACTTGGCTGGGAGAACGATCGCGTGAGTCCAGCGAGTGGTGACACGCGCTTGATGCAGCTCGCTCTGGAGTATATCTATCGCGAGGAAGTAATCACTGATCTTGAGCATCCAGCGTATCCGCCGATAGCGAACTTCGGCTGGATATTCGATTCGCCTGATCAGCACACGATCCGGGTGCTAGAGACCAGCATTGACCGCGATGGTACTATTGTACAGACTCGATGGGACTGGGGTGACGGGACGTTCACCACGATTGCTGGACCAGACAGCCTCGTGAATGGACCGAGGAATCACACCTACGCGACTCCAGGTGCGAAGACTGTCATGCTGACCGTGACTGATAATGATGGACTGACCGACTCAACCTCGCAAGTCATCACGATCCCGAACGTGCTGCCGACTGCTAACTTCTCGTTCGCAGCAAACCCAGGTGACATCTCAGGCTTAACTGTAGACTTCACTGATCTATCAGTCGATCCAGATGGCACAGTCGTCGCGTGGGATTGGGACTTCGGCGACGGCTCGCCGCATGATACGACGCAGAATCCTACGCATATCTACGCAGGGCCAGGTACACCACTGGTTACGTTGCGAGTCACAGATAACAACGGTGGCCTGTCGGCACCGGCGACTACCGAGGTCGATGTGCCGATCGGAGCTGGTGGCGGAGACTGCACATTGAGCGCTGGCGCGCTGGCGGACACAGCTGGATACCAGGGTGATGACTTCGCTGGTGGTAATCCACCGCTGCCGAGCTATGTTAACACTGCAGCATTCGATACGTACTACACAGGCTCAACCTTCCGTAACGCCTACAGCAATGGGTACTCGGCGGCTGGAATAGACCATGCGATTGACTCAAGCGTACAGTTCAACAGTCGCGCTACGCTCAGGATGGACTGGGGCACAGGTCACAACGGAGCTGGCTGGGACACAGTCGTAACTGACGACGGCGATCCGACCGAGACACCTATCGTTGATGGCACTGGATCGGGAGCAGCCGGACCGCAGTCTGCGTGGCAGCGACTAATCTGGATGGCGAACGTCGGTATCGAGCCGGGTACTGAAACGACAGCATTTACTGGACTGTTAGTCCATATGACTAACGGACGCAACGTGAACATGTCGGTCTATATGCGGCAGGGCCGACTGAAGATCGACGTACAGAAGCGAGCATCGTTTGCAGCTGCATTCACGACTGTCACGTATGATCTCTGCGCATCGAGTCTGTTTGAGCGAGTCGATGGAGTGTTCGGTGAGATCATCACGCTGGTCGAGCTTGATGAGGGTGCGAACACTCTGCGAGTTCGTGCCTGGGCTGGCGATGCGTGCTCGCTAGGTGGAGTGTCGCCGATAGTGGATCAGACCGTTGGAGCGTTTGGGAACTCAGGCTCCGCAATTAATGGACGGTTGCAGCTAGACTTCGGTGAGTCGAGATTCAACTGGACGTTCACACCCACTGGCGCGATCAAGAGCCTTTGGGTTGCACTGTGGGAGACAGTACCGAAGTCGATCGCTGCTAATCCGTTTGGAGTCTCGCTAACGTGACCGCGCCACTGAAGCCGGTCACGCCTCCGGTAATTGGTCCGACGAGGACCGATGCCGATCGCGAGGCTGCGTTTAGGACGCTAGAACGTACCGTGCAGGACTGTGTGAAGCTTTGCAATGACTTGCTCAAACGACTCCAATCCGGTCAGGACATCTAAATGCCTAGCTGGAACGAACTCAAGAATATCATCGCTGATCTACAGGCTGCAGCTAAGGTTCCCGGACCTCGCGGCCCAAAGGGAGATCAAGGCGATCCAGGTGTCGATGGTGTAGCTGGTCCTGCTCCGAGTGGAACTGGCTACGTCCATGTTACGAGTGGAGCGCTTGATCCAGCGGTTGCAACCATTCCGAACGCTGATGTAGCTGGACTTGGTAGCGCAGCGCTTCAGCCATCGTCGGCCTTTGATATAGCAGGAGCTGCGGCTACAGCACAAGCAGTTGCTATCGCGGCAAGCGATCCTGCAGGATCAGCAGCGGCAGCACAAGCTGCGGCAATCGCAGCGAGTGATCCAGCTGGTGCGGCTGCAGCAGCTCAAGCAGCAGCGATCGCTGTCTCAGCACAGCGAGCATCGAACCTGAATGACCTGGCGAACGCCGGAACCGCCAGAACTAATCTCGGGCTCGGTGGTGCTGCGGTCTTGAATGTTGGAGCTGTTGCTGGTACAGTGGCCGCAGGAGACGATTCTCGACTTACCGACTCTCGGACTCCAACAGCGCACAAGACTTCTCACCAAGACGGTGGAACTGATGAGATCAACGTCGGCGGGTTGAGTGGAGTACTTGCTGACCCACAACCGCCGATCATAGGTGCTACAGGTACAACGGCTGTTGCTGGCAACGACTCAAGACTGACCAACTCCAGAACGCCAACCGCTCACGCGACGAGTCATCAGGACGGTGGCTCAGATGAGATCAGTGTCACAGGACTCAGCGGAGTTTTAGCTGATCCTCAGCCCCCGATTATCGGCGCGACAGGAACCACAGCGGTAGCGGGGAATGATTCCAGACTCACGAACGCACGAACTCCGACAGCACATGCAACGACTCATAATGCAGGTGGCACAGATGCGCTCGCGATCGATGCAGCTGCAGGAACTGGATCGCTTCGTACGATCGGGACAGGAGCACTACAAGCAGCCGCAGGCAATGACTCGCGGCTTTCGGATTCTCGCACTCCGACCGCGCACAAGACAAGTCATCAGGTTGGTGGCAGCGACGCGCTTTCACTGACGGGGCTGTCTGGTCTACTCGCCGACATACAGCCTGTGAACCGAGCGCCGACCGGAAACGTAACAATCGCAGCGAACTACTGCCTCACTGTGGTTCGTAAGCTTAAACTCGCCGATGGTGCTAAGCTCTCGCTTGGCGATGGCGCGACCTTGAGAATGATCTAATGCCATCTTCAATCGTTGAAGTGACAGTAGGGACTGCGCCGACTACACCGTCGAGCGGTCTGTTGGACATCTTCGCTACAGCGTCGAAACAACTCTCGACGATCGATGATGCAGGCAATGTCTTGTCAGCGCCGATTATCAGGGAGAACGAGACGCTTGCGGTGAAGCCGCAGCAGAACAGTGGCTCCTCTGCGACACCGACCGGAAACGTCTCAACGACTGAGAAGGCGATGGGACTTGGATTGGTCTCAGGTTTCACGATTACGCCGCAAGTCACTGGCCGAGTGATGGTGTTCATCGCAGGTATGGTGCTGAACTCGACAGCAGCTGGTGACGGAACGAATGTCACAGGACGATGGGGTACTGGTACTGCACCATCGAACGGAGCGACGAGTGGACTTGGTACACAGTTTGGAGCAATCCAGCACTTCATCGCTTCGACTACGGCGGGTCAACAGGGCTTCATGGTCATGGGAGTTGTAACTGGCCTGACGCTGAATACCGCAGTCTGGTTCGATGTTTCGCTACTCGCAGTTACTGGTGGTGGCTCAACAGTCAAGGATGTTCAGATCATTGTCGTGGAGTTCTAGTGTGATCGACAGCCTGTTCGTCTGCGACGAGCGACGAGGCACGCGAGTTCGGAGAGTGAAGGAGGTCACACCCTCGGAGGCGATCGAGGAATGGCTACGCAAGATGATGCCGCAGGATGCACTGCCGATGAAGGACCCAGGGATGATCTTCAATCCGAGGGTGAGGACGCTGCTGGTGGACTCGGTCGGTGCGCTGTTCAAGGGACCACTTGACTATGAGGGCTTGCCTGATGTGCATGTGGTGTTCTGGGACAAGGTACTAGTCGGGCGTGAGCTGATGTGTAGATCGATCGCACATCGATTCTCTGAAGACGCTGGTTCTCGCGGAGTCTTCACAGCAATACCGAAGCAAAGCCGAGCGACGATAGCATTTGCAAGGCGGGTAGGATTCAAGACTGCTCGCGAGAGCGAGAACATAGAGCTGCTCACATTGACTCTGAGGTAGTCATGGGAATCGAAACTGCAGGACTAATCATCGGTGGTGGAGCATCGCTGCTAGGCACAGCGCTCCAGTACGGTGAGCAGCGCGCGGCGAGAAGGCGAGCGGCTGCGATTACTGAGGGCGGGAACAGCGACATCGAGTCACTGATTCAGGGACAGCTGAACGCGGGCCAAGACAGCTACTCGCAGTACTTGCGACGTGACCCCGGTGCACTGGCTCCGTTTCAATTCGATCTGAGCAAAGCGTTCTCGATGCTTCAGGGTCAGGATAAGCAAACCACTGCGGATCAAATTGCTGGTTTGCGATCCAGTGTGGGCTCGCTCGGAGAGCGATTCGGCTCAGGCTTTGCTTCACGCGAGGCGATTCTGCGCTCGCGGATCGCGAGTCAGCTCGACGCGAGGAACGCCGGGATCGCACAGAGCAGCTTCAACACAGCGCTTGGCACCGGCTTGTCGGACTTCCAAAGCCAGCAAGGACGCACCGCGCAGTTCCTCTCGCTTCTGCTTGGTGCGAGGAACTCTGGAGTACAGAATCAACTTGCGGGGATCGGAGTCGGTGCTGGCTCAGGACAGACACTCGGCCAGGGCGGTATCGATATCGCACAGCTGCTGCTCCTGAGCAAGTACCTCGGACCGACAACTCCAGGTGGTGGCGGTGGAACCTCGAATGTGGTCCCCCTGCCTCAGTCCAATATCGACTTCAGTGGAATGTTCCAGCCTTCGACACCTTCTCTCTATAGGCCATAGCCATGCCAGGAGCAGCGGACCTAATCCAGACGATCGTGAGCCTTCGGAGGCTGCAACAGGCTGATGAGGCTGCACAACTCGCGCGTGAGCAATTCGGACTGCAACAGCAAGAGTTCGGATTCCAGCGCGACACCACACAAGAGAACTTGCTAGGCCAGGTGCAGGAGCTGGCTGGCAAGGTCGCGGACAAGCAAGCCCTGTATAACCTCGTGCCATTCATGGCAAGGCGGACAGGTGCTGATGAGAGCCAAATCAGGGACTTGATCAAGGCTTCGCCGACGAGTGAGGCTACGACTAAGGCGCAGGTGGTTCAGCGTGGGGTCGCGAAGCTTGGCGAGAGTCTGGACACGCAAGCCGGTGCGGTCGCAACAACGGGTCAGACACTTGGTGGACTTGGTAACGATCAGGTCCAAACGCTACTCTCGAACGCAGCGCGGAACTGGTACTCGACACAGACACCTGCGCAGCAAGCTGCGATCGACAGCGAGATCGGAACGAGGCGGTTGCTCGGAACCACGAAGGCCGAGCTGATCAATGACCAGATGTATGCGAGCTTGCCACCGACGCTGCAACGGCAAGCGACGCTGATCGGCGCGCAGCTCATGCCGGGTGCGAATCAAGATCAGCAGAATCGACTCGGGGTTGCACAGCTACAGCTGCAGCGGGATAACTTCCTGAGTGAGTCAGCAGCGCGTGAGGTTCAACTTCGAATTGCGGCCGAGGAGGCGAAGTCCAAGCTCGACAAGAGCCGCCAGACTGCGTTCCAAGAAGTGATGAAGAACCTCAGCGACTTCGAGACGAGCGAAGTGAAGAACGCTAGCTCGTTGACGCCTGCGGGTCAGTATCGCTACAACGCTACGATCAACGCGTACTACGAGCAGCTCCGTCACATCGCACCTGAGATCTTTGGTCAGAAGGATCCAGTTACTGGGCAGATCATCGGTGGCACGATCAGGGTACCGGACCTGCCGCTGACTGGTCAGGGCCTTGGCGCGACTGGGATGTTCAATCCAAACTACTTCCAGAAGTAGCCTATGACAGCACCATACACGTTCAATCCAGGGGATACTCAGGCGAGGACGAACTCGATCCTTGCACAGACTGAGTGGGGTCAGTTCCAGAAGGATCGCAAGGCGCTCGTCGATGAAATGATCGCGCACCTGGGAGACTTCGGCGATCACTTCGGACTGACGCAGCCACCGAGTCAGCTCGCGCCGACGATCGCGCTCGACGAGACTCAGGCAGCGCAGCTGGAGCGTCAGCGCTCGGACATGGTAGCGCGGGCGCACTTCTGGAATATCCCGAATCCCGAGAACCTGCCGACCGATCAGCTGCAACAAATGATCTCGGCTAAGCGTATGGGAGAGAAGAAAGCGCCTGCGGGAAGTATCGAGGCGTATGCGCTTGGGCTTGGAGCCGCTGCCGTCAACGCGTCGAGCGCAATGGCTGAGCTGGCCGGTCACGTCTTCGGCAATCTCGACAAGATTCCATTCCTGAACTCTGCACTCTCCTCGGTGATGAACACCGAGCGAGCGAAGCAATGGCTGTACGATCTTGCATCGAAGACCTCTGAGGATGTCGAACTCATCCGTAATCGTATGCCTGCGGAGGACTTAGCAGCTTATGACTTTACTACGGCAGCTGGCAAAGTCGCTGGCTACGGTCTTGGCGCGTGGGCTGCATGGGAGGGCCTCGGTGCGCTCGGGGGAGCGCTACCTACGATGGGTTGGCTCGGTCGAGCCTCGACACCGCTGGCAAGAATGGCAATCAAAGGAGCGCTCGCGGGAGGACTTCTCGGACAGAACGACGACGCCAGTGACCTTGCGAAGAACGTTGGACTTGGCGCTGTGCTCGGAGGTGCGTCGCTCTACGGAGCGCTTGCGCCGCTGACAGGGGCTGTGTTCGGGGCGACGACGGGAGCACAGCTCGGCTCAGAACTGCAAGGTACGCCTGCTGAGCGACGAGCGAACGCGATCAAGTACGGGATCGGTGGTGCAGCACTTGGTGCGCTGACTCCGTTCCTTGGTCGAGCGTTTCTCAAGGCGAGGGAAGCCTACCCGACCTTCGGCTCGATCCCGGTAGATCAGTCGAGAGCACCAGCAGCGCCGGGTGAGGGCTTCGCAGATTACGAGATTCTTGGACCGGATGGACTACCGACAGGTGGAACAGCACAGGTCGCAGCGGGACAGCCGCAGGTGCTTGGGCGACCACAGGAGCTGCTCGGTCCTGGTGGTAGACCTGGACCTACAAATATCGATGCGCTGTTTCATCAGGAACCACAGGCTACGACAGAGCCAGGCGGACAGGGGGTTCAAGGTGGAAGTGGAGTGCTGGCTGGTCCGCGAGTTCGTGGGCTGCTTCCGGCCTCGACGGTTGAGCCAGCTGCTGCAACACAGCAGTACACGGCGGCACAGCTGATCAAGACACTTGGCGGGATCGAGGGCACGGACATCGGGTTCTATCCGACCGAGCGCGTGGCTCAGATTCAGCGACAAGGGGACTTGCAGCTGTTCCAAGCGCAACGGTACGCTCCGGCTGTGCCAAAGGCGCTTGCGGGATCGCTGGTTGCGAACGCTGATGGGACGCCGAGGGTGGTGTATCATGGAACCAATCTCGACTTTGAGGAGCTTGATCTAGCTCATGCTAATCCAGGCGCTCAGTTTGGTCCTGGACTGTATCACACAGAAGATCCTGTTATTGCTGGTGGTACTGTCCTAGATGTTGGCAGTCGAGTGCTTCCTGCTGAACCAGGCTATGCTCAGCTTCCAACCATTGGTCAACCAGGTGCTGTTCCAAATGTGCGACCAGCACTCCTCGATATCAAGAATCCATTTGATATAGACAAGATGTACTCGTATACAGATATTACAGCTCTAACTGATAAGCTTAAACAATCGCACCCTAGCTATAACTGGGATGCGATGTTACATGAGTTCAGAGATCTTCAGGCCTTTACTGGAGATACTGCAACCGGCGAACAAGTCTATAATTACCTTTCTAACGTAGAGACAACTGAGCCATTACAAGGCCCAGAACAACGCCCGGTCGCTAATTATCAACCAGGAACTGCACAAGTAACTGGTGAGAAGTATCTGCTTGGAAAGGACGGGGTGAATCAAGCACTTCAGTCACTTGGCTACGATGGTATAACTCATATCGGTGGCGCTCGCACAGGAAACGCACCACATCGCGTCTGGATCGCATTCAAGCCTGAGCAAGTTCACTCGCCGTTTCAGTACGCAGCGTTGAACGCTGAGCAAGCAGCCGAGGCAGGAAACTCGATCTCGAAGCAGACGACGGTGCTGGACTCAGAGCACTTGGTCAATGCGGCAGCAAAGCCGCAGATGACAGAGAGCGATGTGGTGGCTGCGGCTAAGGCTACGAATCCTGGTGGAGTCTCAGTGATTCGAGGACTGGGCCAGCCACTCGACATCTTCGACCAGCACCCTGACGTTCGCTTCGTACAACGCGAGGGCAGGATGGATGCGCTAGTCGGAGCCACCGACGAGCAAGTCAAGCAGTACGAGCAAAGCGGTCTGTTCGAGAACCAGCGAGTCACGCTGCCTGATGGAACAGAGGGCAAGATCTCGACGCACTTGGGCGGGATGCTGATGGTCGAGACAGATGCGGGGCATATGCTGAGCGTGCCGGTCGCAGATGCGCTGCCGAGCAAGTTTGGTGCGCCGCAAGTGGATGTGCCGGATCTGTGGCAACAGTTCAAGACGAGGCTGCTCAGTAGCCTGAACTACGAGGCACAGCAAGCTGGCATGGCTCCTGTGGAGTCGATCTGGGATCGGCGCGCGAGTGACCTCATGGCTCAGAAGCTCAGTGATTTCCTCGACGAGAAGGGGATTCATGATCCAGCTGCGAGACAAGCGATCGACTACCAGATCAATCAGCAGTACATTGCCGAAGCGCGTGACCTCGATCCAGCCAGTCGGGACCTGCAAGATCGCATCGTCGGACAAGCGGTCGATCTCGCCAACGAGCGGGCAGCGAGCCGTGAGCCTATTCCGACAAGCCTGGAAGACAAGGCACAGACCAAGGGATTCATCTGGCTAACGGAGCCTGGCTCAGGTGGCGGAAGGCTGCGCGATCAGCTAAATCCTGAGGCGAGCTTCGACGTGCCGGTCGCAAGCGATAGGGCTGCCGAGGAGTTCCTACGCAACGTCGATCGAGCCGCACCTGATCTCAACCCCGCAGACGCAGTGCCTGCTGAGGTGATGAAGGTTGGGCCAGCGACAGGTAACTCGGAGCCTAACCTGAACCTTGGCGACAAGGCAGACCTCACCTGGGAGCACGTCCGCGATATGGGACTCGGGCTCGATGGTGAGCTTGGCGAGGCAGACTTCAGTGGATGGGAAGGAGGAGGGGTAGTACCACCAGGGCCAGGCGAGGCAGGAACAGCTGGAGGGGGAGGGTTCCTACCGCCACCAGCAGAGACTCTCGGAAGACAGTTCCTCCGGTTGCGCCGAGACGATCCGGCGAAGTACCAAGCGCTGCTTGATGCTGCGAAGGGCGGACAGCTCAGGTACACACGGTACCTCATGGCGAAGTTCGAGAACACGCTTGCGGATGCGGGGGTGACACTGGGTCGCATATGGGACGCCTACGACACGGTTGAGACGAACCACGCCAAGGCGAGCTACGAGGCGAAGCCCTGGCTAGAGGAGTACGCGGGTATTGTGAGGCGCTTCGATTCAAGGATTCTACGTGACGGCACAGTGGTCCGTAACCACTCGATCGAGGGGCTAGCGGACAAGGAGCAAGCCTGGGATGACCTAGCCGATCGCGGATACTCGGACAAGCAGATCGCCGAGCACAAGGCCGCTGACTCAGACATGACCGACTTCTTCAATCGGTACTTTACCTGGAAGGGCAAGGGGCGAGGACCACAGAGTGAAGGCGGGGTGTTCCGCTACATACTCGACGTTCGAGCGAGACAAGCGCAGAACGATCCAGCTGCGTTCGAGGACAATGGTAACTGGCTCCGCTACGGGACGCAGTACTTCGCTGAGCAATCGAAGGAGGCGAACCTGCAGTTCCGGAGCCTGCACGCAGCGGACCTCGGCAACTACATCATTCGTGCTGGTATGTTCGACGAGTACGAGAAGGTGGACTTCAATAAGTTCTGGGATATCTGGGGCGAGAAGGGAGTCCCGAGTCAGTACACGACGCTGATTCGCAGTCACATGCGCGCGATGAAGTACGGGTACGATCCGGCTGGAGACTTGGCTGTGCGCGGTGTGCAGAAGGTCTTCGATATGTTCAACGTGCCACTGACGAGCCGTGAAGCGTCGAGGATCGCTGGCTTGCCGATGGCCGGGATGTACCGAGGGATGCTCGGAGGTAGGACTTCGATCTTCTTCCGCGATGCGATCCAGCCACTGGTCACCCTCGCGAAGGTTCCAGCGCCTACGCTGTTCGGTGTCTACGGTGACGTGCTCAAGGGCGGACCAGCGATCTACTCCGAGATGCGACAGCGTGGCTTGCAGGGCGGGTGGATTCTGCCGGAGGCTCCAGCGATCGAAGGCGCAGGCGTGTTCGAGCAGCAGCCAAGCCAGCTGATCGATGAGCTGAGCGGACTCACCGAGGAACAGCAACAGAACCGTGAGATCCTGGCGAGGCTCGGGGATGTTGGTAGAGCACGCGCTATTCAGGCGATCGACCGCTACACGAACTCGCTGAACCTGTACGGCAAGGAGCAGCAGCTCAACCGGATGATCGCGGGCGAGGCAGCTTGGCGACACGCGACGACGAGCCTAGAGGAGTATCGACAGGCGCAGACAGCTGCAGCGCTTCAGGGTGATCGATCGCTTGCGATCGACTACGAGGACTTCGCAGACAAGAGCAACTTCAGCTCGTTCAGCCCAGCGCAGCAGCGGAAGTTCAAGGAGCTGATCGACGAGGGGAACGACGAGGAAGCTGCGAATCTCTTCGCGCGGCAGGTAGCGGACTGGAGCCAGCACAGGTTCGGCACGCGGGAGCAGCCCAAGATCGTGCGAAGCACGTTCGGCAGAATGGGCTACGCCCTCGGGAACTTCACTGGTCAGAGCCTCGAAGGTATCTATGATGGGCTGAGCAACGGGACGCCGAGGCAAAAGGCGAGGCTGCTCGCGACCTATGGTGCGGTGAACGGTGCACTGTGGGCTGCCGAGCAGGCGACCGGCTGGAGCTTCCGTCGATGGATGTGGACGAGCGCGCTGGTGTTCGCTGGATCGCCGGCACTGCACGCGCTTGCGGACTTGGTCGAGGCCGCGAACGGAGCGATCGCTAAGGAAGAAGGCCGAGGGACGAGCGAGGCTGAGCAGGGAGCACTGAATGATATCTTCAGATCGAACCCGGTGACAGGAGTGCTCAACGCTATCAATCCGTTCAGTGGCTACACTCGATCAATCAACGAGTACCAAGCGGCTGGCCAAGGGATTAATCCGCTGGAGCAGTCAGCTCGGTATACGATCACTGGCGATCGCGGATCGCGGATTGACTTGCAGCGCCAAGAACAGCGCCAGCTCGATTCGGCCCAGAAGCTCCAGCATGAGGTGATTGATCAGTACGTGAGGACTCATCCTGGGTTCGGTGCGTTACCGTGACGCGCTGATTACACGATGTAATCAGGAGGATGCGATGGCGAAGAAACTCACTAGCAAGAAGGCCAAGATGATTTTGAAGGATGACTCCGCACAGGGACACAAGCTCACCGGCAAGCAGAAGCGCTTCTTCGGCGCGATCGCTGGCGGGCAGAAACCTCGCGGCAAGAAGAAAGGAGGGAAGCGATGATGCCGACCACAGGACAGGGCTGGCTCTGGCTTGCGCTGGCAGCGCTGATCGTGGGTTTTTGTGGCGCTGGTGGCGTGTGGCTGTTTCATCGGCTGACAAGACGCCCATGAGCGACCACACGCGAGAGCTAGAGAACGAACTCATTCGGCGTGAACTCGCCGATCTCAAGCGTGGGCAGCACGTAATTCTGCGTGTGCTCGCGGCACTCTCAAAACAAGGAGACGCGGTTCTTATGATCTCACAGGAACTGAAGGACGCAATGGCGGAGCTGGACACGGAGACGACAGCGATCGGAAACAGGATCGCAGATCTCAGCGGCCAGATCACGACTGCAATGACGCCGGACGAGGTCAAGCAGGTGGTTGATCAGCTGAACAGTGAGTCGTCAAGGTTGAAGACGCTCGCTTCCGATCCGAACAACCCGGTGCCGCCAACAGCCTAAATCGGGCGACCGTTCGGCAGGTAGGTGAAGTTGTATCCATCTCGGCGGACTCGCTGCATGACTACGAGTTCGCCGAGTGCTTCGTCTAGGCCTCGCTGACCGTCGCGGAGGTTGACGTAGTTCTCGATCAAGAGTTCCTTGTACGTCATCGTGCCGCGCTTCTTGATCTGGAACAAGATCTGATCGGTCTCGATCGATCGCTCGTTGCGACCCACAGCGTTGAGGGCGAGCCTGATCCCGGCCTCGGTTCCGTCGAGGAATGAGAGCGCGCGCTGGAGATCGCCAAGGGTGAGGATCAGCTCGTCCTTGTAGCTTAGGCTCAGGCACATCGCGATCTTGAGCAGATGAATGTGCTTGCGGTCGTAGTAGCCAGCGGTCCTCGGGTCCGGCATCTCGGGGTAGCGCTCCTCGACCGTGCGGTACCAGTGATCGTACCATTGGTAGGCCTCGCCTTCGCTGCCGCCTTCGAACTTGAACTCGCCCTGGAGCTGGCCGATGGTCGAGAGATCGTGGGCGAGCTTGTCCTTGATACCGACGAGGATGCCCTCGTCTTCCTCGGACTCCATCCCTGGCCAAGGGTTGTTCGCGAGCAGCTCCTCGGAGTAGATCAGCAGCGACCGCGCAATGAGTCCGCCTTCGAGCGCTATCGTGCCCATGCGCTCCGAGAGCCAACGCGGAGTCGTCCCTGTCATGATGTTGAGATAGGGTCGCGTGATGGTTTGCAGGTCATGCTTCACTGTTTGGCGCGACCAGTCTGGGTTGCAGTCGTAGATGTCGGTCAGCCAATCGACCATAACGTTAGCGCTGGTGTTGATGATCGAGCCAAGCTCCATCGAGAACAAGGTCATTGATTGGTGCTCCTTGTTCACGATCCGAGACATAGCACCAACGATCGCTTCCATCGAGCCGGACTCGGAGACGAAGTTGACCTTGGGCTCGATCTCCTTGAGGATGTTCTTCGCTGTGCGAAGGGCGGAGGTCTTCTTGCCTCGTCCTGGTGGTGAGACGAGGACGATGTACATGTTAGGATACACGTCGAAGTAGGCGTTATGCATCCAGATCTTGCGTTGGGCCGCACCAGCAATCGCGCCTAGACCACACCAGATATGGAAGATCTCTGGTGAGTCGGACTTCGAGGTATAGACACCGTAGGCCTTCATCCAGTCCTTGAGCAATCGAGCCAAGGGCTAGTCCTCAAGAATTGCGTTATCAAGCTTGAACTTCTTGTATTCCTTATCGAGAAGATACTGGGTTATACGGTATTGCTCACGGATCGCTGGTGTAGAGAAGAATACGCTACGCAAGTCCTTCATGCGGATTATCTTGGTTGCACCAGAGAGACAACGTAGCTCGACTATACCATCATCTGCAAGCTCCATATTAGCTCGAAGGGCGTTAGCCATATCTTCGTCGATATGGTCAGTGTCGGTCCCATCAGCGTACTCTATCACCCAATATGAACCAAGCTCACCATCGACGCTATACATGTACAGCCTCCAAGTTTCCCCAGTTCGGACCAACCGCGATCTCGACGGGGATGTTTAGGTCCTTGCCGGTCTTCGGGATTCGGACTGGCACAGACATCAGTTGATTGACTCGCGGGAGAACTTCATCTCGGTTCTGCTTGGGATACTGGAACCCTATCGCATCGTGGACGTTGAGCAGGAGTTGGAACCCGGCATCGCGCAAGTGCTCGTCTCGATCGCAAGCGAGCAGGCCGTAGTTGAGACAGTCGCCGATGGTGGACTGAGGCACGAAGGCGACGGCTGCGGGTAGGATCTGATCGATGCGACCGAGAAACCGCCTCGGGAAGCCGAACAGGTTTCTGAGCAATCCGTTCTGTCTTAGCTCTGTCTCTACCTCGCGGTACCAGATGCGTAGCCCTGGGTGCAGTTCGTGATAAGCTTCGAGAATCTGCTTCATCATTGCTGCTGTTACGAATACACCAGTTTCCATTGCCTCGGCGTTGATCCTTCCCATCAGCTCTTTCCATCCTACCATGTAGTTACCTGAATGCCTAGTCTTTTTACCAAGGAAGCGCTCGATAGAATCCTTAGCTAGGCTCATTGGATCGATTGGCCTACCACGAATGCGCGTAAAGATGAATGCCCCTGTTTCGCGGTGGACATCGCCGGTACCCTCAAGCGTCATCCTCGCGAAGCGAAGCATCTCGGCGTCCTGGGTTATCTCGGCTACGACAAGGAACTCAGCACCCTTGAGATCGGAGTAGCCGAACTCGTAGCCCGGATCGCAGCGGAACGCCGAGCGTATCGCCTCGCCATAGCTGGACGAACCCGGAGCCGGAATGTTCTGGAGGTTCGCACCCTTGCCAGTTGGGAAGAAGACCTTGGAGCTGAGCCTGCGCGTGGTTGTCTTGGTTGCGTCATAGATGCACCTCGCGCGACCGTCGCTGTCCCAGTCAATTTCGAGCGTCTTCGAGTCGATGTCTCGGCCTTCGCGCGCCTGGGCTATGTACTTGATCGCACGCTTGGCCAGCTCATTGTCCGTCTTCCGCATCGCTTCGAGCAGTGCTACGTTGTCCGAGCGGAAGTAGGTGCCGAGCGGTGTCTTGCCCTCGTCTGGCAAGCCGAGGTACAGGAACAGCAGCTGTGGAACCGCGATCGGTGACTTGACGTTAAAGTCGGTACCGTGCAGTGGCATCCCGGCTGCGTCGGCAATGAAGTTCAGCGCGGTCTGTGCCTCAGCGATCTTGGACTTGGCATCGAGCTTGATCCGCTTGAACTGCTCGAAGTCGATCGGCACGCCTCGGCAAGCCATATTCCACAGTGGCTCCAGCTTAGCCATGTCGAACTGGAACGCCTCCCACATCTTTGGATCGGACTGAAGCTCGGGCAGTTGCTTCTCGGCGATCTCATAGCAGGAGCAGCAGTCGATCGCGTTGTATTCCCAGATCGTTTCGATATCCTGTTGGCCGGATTTGATCTTGTCCCAGTCGATCACGTCCCACCACGCGGGCAGGTCAGTGTAGATCGACCCGAGCATCCCAAGGTCCTTGCGAGCCTCGATGTTGATGTTGTAGGCTGCGACCATCGTATCGAAGGCGAGGTACTTGAACGCGTTGATCTTGTGATGCCACGCTAGGATACCGAGGTCGAACATAGCGTTCTGAGCACAGAGCGGTCTGCCTGATTCTATAATCGAACGGCACCAAGCCAAGTCGTCTGGATTTCTGATGACGATTGTAGCGGCAAAGCCAGCTCCAGTGGAGAAGCCGATGCAAAGAAGTTTCGCCCCAATGTACTCGATATCGAGGACGATCCACTGCCCCTCACTAAGTAGACGGTCACGCACTCGCCGTCGATCTTCTCCTCGCGGGTCAATAACAAGCTCGCGCGGACGCCTGCGGATTTCAGGAAATGTCGATTCGCTGCGAGCCCTCTGAAGATCAAGGATCGCAAAAGGGGAATCGGAGTAACCGCCCTGAAGGAGATAGCTTGGATGGACAGTCGGAACAATCTTCTGCGACGGTGTAAGCTTACGCGCCTCAAGTAGATAGCCTCGGTAATCAAGGATGCCCGATGGTGACCAAGATGGCTTGTGCGTCTTGGGATTTTTCTTCTTCGTGACAGGTAGTCCATAGAAAGCCCACAGTGGCCAGTTGCCTAGCGGTACGACAACGTTAGGTTGAATGCGCTGAATCTCGGATCGGAGCTGTGCGAGGCTATCGACTACGACCTCGTTCGGGTAGCCTCCTGGTATCCACTCGCCGAGGTCGTTTGCTGGTGGACGAGCGTTGACAATGTTGGTGAAGTAGCAAGCGTCTGGATCGATGCCGGACTTGAGCAACAGCTCGTTCAGCATTCGACCAGCTGGACCTACGAACGGTCGCTTCTCGCGCTCCTCCCACTGGCCCCAGGCTTCACCGACGAGCATGATGCGAGCGGAGTCTGGTCCGCGACCTGAGCCGAGGTCAGCCATGATACTTGCTGACGTTACCGATCGCGAGGTCAATCATCAGCTCATTGTTCTCACAGCCCTTGATCTTACGTGCGACCTCAGCTGCACCTGCGAGCAGCGAGCCAGAGCCAAAGAACGGATCGACTACGAGGTCACCGGGGCAAGTGAAGCGCTGAGTCAGTTCGCGTCCGAGTGCGCGTGGCTTCTGCATCACATGCAAGCGCTCATCGCCATAGTCGGCGTCGAATACCAGGACGTTCGAGCACTGCGCCTGATATAGCTTCGCTGCTCCACGATTGAGGACGAGCAGAGGCTCGTAGTAGTTCTTGGCGTGCTTGTCTGGAACTCGCGTAGGATTCTGAGAGTTTGGCCTGTGCCAGACCCATCGGGGAACCTCGACCCGGAGGAACTCGCAGTCAGCACCACCGACTCCGCACTGTGTCGGCATGTGCTTGACCCAAGCTCCGCCCTCGACCTGCTCCCAGATTACCTCGCCATACTCGAAGTGCTTGATGCAGCAAGTCTCGAAAAACTCACGGAGCGGATCGTAAGCGGACTCACTGATCGTGGTGCATATCCAGCCACGGAGCTTGGTGATCCGCAGAAGTTCGGGTACGATGTCTGCGTAGAGATCGAGGGTGACTGCCCAGTCGTCGTTGTACTCGGAGACGGGACGAGCAGCGTCGGAGTCAGCCTTGTATAGCGCATCCATACCCAGGCCATAGGGAACGTCGGTGAGCACCAAGTCTACGCTGTCCGTCGGTTGGGCTCGAAGCCAGTCGCGCGCATCCGCGAGAACGAGCAACTCACTCAGCTTGTTCGTCGTGGGCTGCGCGGCTTGCATGTTCTCCAAGTCCTTGAGGAACAGGTGCTTCCGCATGTCGAGGACGCGCACCGCTGCTTTCTTCGAGCCTGCATCTCGGAGCTTGGGGTCCTTCTCCAAAGCACCAGCGACCTGGATGTCTCGCGAGATCGTAGCGACGGACTCGCCAAGGTGTCGAGCGGTGTCTTCCTGGGTCCATCGCTCGCCGCGTGCCTCAGCCTGCGCACGCTTGAGTTCGTGGATGCGCTTACGCATCGTGGACTCTTCGTGCCAAGTGAGGTCCTTGCGGTGGAGGTTCTCCTCCAGCTCCAGGATGTACTGTGTCTCGGCATCGAGGTCCTCGAAGTTCTCGCAGAGAAAGTCTGGCACACCCGCGATCGCACAGGCTCGGTATCGGCGCTCGCCTGCGACGAGCACGAACGGCTCGCTCACGGAGTCCTCGGGCTTGGCTTTGCGAACGACTCCGGCTGTGATCTGCCTGTTGGACTTGATCGAGTTCGCAAGCCCGGACAGGTCACCGAGGTCCTTGCGGCCGCGATCGATGACCGCGATAGCTTCGAGGGGGAGGAGCATTGGGCGAGTTAGAAGGGAGTGGGGTCTTGCGCGAACACGTCGAGCTGAGCACGCCAGTCGATGGCGTTGCATACTATGCGAACCGACCAAACGCTGACGCCATAGTAGTCCGCGATTGCACCAAGAGGCTGGTCATCGAGGATCGCTTCCTCGATCGCAACGCGCTCATCGACCGAGAGCTTCGGCAGGTAGAACATCTCGGCTGCGTTCGATGCGTGAGTGATTGCGCGCAGATGCTCTGGGTTGCAGCAGGAGCGCCGCATACATAGGTCGGGATGGTGGCTAAGCTCGGTGTTCTCAGGTGGATTACCGTAGGCGAGGAACCAAGTCAGCTGGTGTGCCTTGATAATATTGTGTCGGTCACCGCTCTTGCGACCGATCTTGATTCCCTTGAACCGCGGGTCTTTGGGACTATAGCTGGTCATCCCGTAGCCTTGCTGCTTGCGGCCTTGCCACAGCCAATGGCCGTGTTCAGGCTCGACAAGGATCATTCGCTCGCCTTTGCGCGGGCCAACGGAGAACGTCCAGAGCGTGGGGTCGTTACCTTCGCGGGGCATCTGGTTACACCGTGTAATCAGGAGAGACGGGGGGGAGAGGATCGTTGACTGTGCAGTAGATTACGACTGCTTCCCAATTGCCGTCGAACCAGTAGGTACACAGCCAGTTCTTGTGATCAAGTTCGCAATCGTGAAGTACGTTCGGGCGGAGCTTGCCTTGGTGGTATGCGCGCAAGCACTTGGTACACATCACGTAGAAGACGTTCGGATCGCTGTGCAAGCCACGTCGCCGGTTGAGACGGACGAGCTGTGAGTGAGTCTTGCTGATATAGAAGTCAATACAGCACTCGGGGATGTTCGAGTGACGGCCAAGGTAGCGAGCGACTTCGGGAGACTCAGCATGTCCGTGCTTGTCAACGACCGGCATCAGTTGTGTCCCTTGAGTGGAGTGAACAGCTGTATCCGCTCATAGAGGATGTTGTCGTACTGATCCATCGCGTTGTACTGTGCACTGAGCAAGTCTCGCTCGCGCTGAGACAGGCTCTGGTAGATTGGATTCTCAGCGATGAACTCTCGAAGCTTCTTCATCCGTTCGAGTAGCTCGTTGCGTTCAGCGATCAGCCGCTCTTCGTGTGGTTTCATCAGATCGGTCCGAACTCAGGATACTTCTCAGCTAAGCGATCGGCTCGGCGCATGACGGTAGCGGCACGTTCGAGGATCGACTCGCCTTCACGACAGCGCAGAATGATGCGGAGCGCTTGACGAATTCCTCTGTTGATTGAGTCGGCAGACACGGTGTCATCAGAGCCGTACTCACCTGATGAGGCGACCGACTTTACGATGTCGATAAACTCTGGGTCTTTCATAAAATACTCCTGGGTAGTTGGCAGTAGCAGGCCTTGCGGTCGTTGATCTTAATCGTCTCCGTGCTGGCAGAACTGGTTACCTTTCGTGAAAGGTCGATGCCGAACTACTAGTAGGTGCTGCTACTACCACCAATAGACAGGGCGGGACTCGAACCCGCCTGGTGTGATTGTCACGCTATGCCCTCACACCCCATTCTGCCTACCACCTAGGCCGGGAGACCTAGGCAGGGAGAATCGACTTGACCTTGTTGTTCGTCTTGGTCCGGCCCTTGCCGGTCTCTGGATCGATGTCCTTCTTGTCCTCGTAGGAGTCAACGATCAGATACAGCCGAACCTGATGACCGTCGAGCACGTCGGTGTCCGGTGGCTCGGCGTCTGCCTCGGGTGATCCCTTACCGAAGACCGCCTCCATGTAGCGCTTGAGGTGCTCCATCGAGATCTGGTTGAGCTTGCCATCGTTCTGCACGATGTTCACCCAGTCCCAGAACTCCTGACCTATGTCCTTGTCCTCTGGCGCTTCCTCGATCTTGGTCTTGATGACCAGCATCTTGCCGTTCATCTCTGACTTCATGATCGTGACAAGGTACTCGCCCTCAGCTCTGGGCTTGCGCTCGGTGGAGACTTCTTTCAGATTGGCGCCATGAATCACTGGTGACATTGTTCGTCCTTGGTTGATTGTCTTGGGATGCTCAGGATGCTCGTCTCTTGCGTGGCTTGTACTGTGGTGGTCTGTGGTCTAGGTCATGGTGTCCGCTCCGGAAAAGGTTAGTGAGGACTGTGATACAGGAGCACACGATGATAATGCAGGCGATGACGAGGAGGACGATCTGGGTTGGTGAGGCGTGAGTCACTTTGCTCCCTTGGTTACGTGCTTCATGATCGCTCGAAAGTCTGTCTCAAGCCCATCCGGCAGGTTGTACTTGCGGCTTGCCGCCATCTTCTCCATCGATCCCTGCTTACACTTGAATGTGAACGCACCGTTCTTGGAGTCGGTGTAGTACACTTCGTCGAAGTAAATCCCGACCTTGCCAGCGAACTGCCCCGGAACGAGCGGCAGCTTCTCCGTCGTGCCTTCGAGCAGGTTCTCGTCCTTCTTGATATGTGCGGTGAGGACTTTGGTGACTGGCCACGCCGAGAACTGTCCAAACAGCTCGGACATATTGTTCAGGAATGGCTGCCACATCTGGCGTCCGTCCTTGAACTCCCCCGAGGGGTTGCTTGGGTCAGCATGGGCACGCATGATGTAGGTCAAGGCTACATCGGTCAGCGTGGTCAGGCTGTCGAACGCGATGGTCTTGTACTTGCAAGTGCCTGCGTCCATCGACCTGCCGATTTCGTTCAGCTTGTCAAGGATCGCAGGCCAAGACTTGCCCCACTCATACCAGCCGTTCGCGCGCTGCCAGTCGGTGAGGACTAGCTTGTCCTCGGTCTTGATCCCTGGCGTGCCTGCGCGAGCGCGAGCGATCTCCTTGAAGCTGTCGTAGTCGATGTCGGCTCGGCCCGCGTGAACTGCCATGCCGTTGTCGAGGTCGAAGACGTAGGCTGGTGTTGGACAGGTACCGATGAACCAAGTCTTGTGCGTTCCCTTGTTGCCGATAAGCAGGAAGCTAGTGCTCTCGCCGGGTTGGATGTCTGCGGCGTTCATGAGACTGGCCTTGGATAGAGGATGATGCAGCCGTCCCAGTGAGAGTCAGCCACTGGTAGGGTATCGATAACGAGCTTGATAGTACCATCTGGAAGTTCAAGTGCTGAGCCCACAGATACGTTCTTGTATAGTACCTTTGCTTCGTTCTCCTCGTACTTCAGCTGTGTCAGCGCAGCCTTCGCATCGTAGCTCTTCATGTCTTCACCCCTACCTTGGCTCCGACCACGTTGAGCTTGCACAGGATGTCCTTCTCCATGAGTACGATGACCTCCTCGCGATCGCGCTCAGTCCCGTCCTCAGGCTGGTAGGTGAGCTTGGTCCCAGAGAACTTCCCGAAGACCACGATGTCACCGACGCTGAACCAACGGTCCTCGTCCTCCATCAGCTCCTCACCCATCGCGATGACCTCGCCCTGGGTGTGGCGCTCTTCGTGGATTGAACGAGCTACGTCGCGGGAGACGACGAGGCCGGAGTACACGGTGGGCTTCAATTCAACCAGCACTGCAATCTTCCCTGGTCCCATCGTGAGCATCTCGGCCAGCTTGGACTTGGTTTCGGTGCGCTCAGGCATCAGTCGCATCCTCCATGTGGAGGGGGTCCCAAGGCAGCACGCCGAAGTACTGCTCTAGGTGAGCCATCCTGAGGTTCGGTGGCATAGTGCAGACATCCGAGTATCCGCACATCCCGAAGCGACCAGCGCAAGCTGTAAAGTTCTGCGGCCAAGCTGTGAGGAGAAGGCGGTCGTAGGCAGGTGACCAGCCCTCGCGCTGGTAGAGCGACAGAGCTTCCTCGTAGCGCTCGATCGAGGTTTCGAGTCGCTCCAGCCACACATCGTAGAGCCGGAACCAGGACTCGATTCGAGGCTGCGAGAACAGGATCAGCTGCCGCTCGAAGATGGAGTCGGTCTTGTGGATGACGTGCAGGTTGATTCGCACACCCGAGATCGGCTTGCCGGTGAGACGCTGAGCGAGTGCAGCGTAGCCGATCATCTGGTTGTCGATCGCCCACTGCTTGAAGTAGTCGCTTCGCATCTGCGAAGTCGTCTTGTGATCCTCGACGATGTAGCTCTGGCCGACTCGCGAGACAGCGATGCGATCGAGCTTGCCGGCGTAGGGGTGGCGAGCCAGTGGGATCGGCTGCTCCACCGCCAGCTCCACGAACGGGGCGTCTGGCCAGCCAAGCGTCTTGTACTCGGGCTCTTCCCAGGGCAGTCCCCACCGCTTGATGTACTTGGTGTACTCAAGGAGCAGGCGGTTCAGCGTGCGGTGGTCGTCACCCGGAGGCAAGCGCCAAGCGTCGGTCGCAGCCAGCGCTACCTTGTCCATCAAGTCATCGGTGTGACACTCGGGAGATTTGTAGCTGGCGTCGAGCGCTGCGTGCCAGCAAGTGCCATAGTTCAGTGGGATCGTGGTGGTGTCCTTGCGTCTGTCCAAGTGCATTCCGAAGAAATACTTGGTCGGGCAAGTCATGTAGTCCTTCAGGGCGGTGTTGTCCAGCACTCGACCGATCCTGGCCGAGAAAGCGGGTAGCTCAGCGCTTGGCTGCGGCGGATTGAGCTGCGAGACTGGTGGCGAGTCTTGCACGTTGGGCGGCCTCTTGTTTATGTTTGAACAGCAGATCCTTCATGGACTGCATCAGCGCACCCTCGGCGTCGTCTAGGTCCTCGGAGTCCATGAGCAAGCGCATCGAGGTTTCGAGTAGCCAGGACGTAGCACCTTCGATCGGGAAGCGCGTGCGGAAGCGCTTCATCAGCTCGGTGTCTACGTGAGTGCGAACTTTGGTGCGGACTGACACTGGTGAGTCTCGACTGGGGTGAATGCCTGGGCTGACTGGGGCCGGTGGTCCGAGTGGACCTTCAATGTAAACGGTTGTACGCAATCGCGCAAGGGTTGTAACTCGTTGTGTCGCAATGGGTTGCGGGGTTTGTCGGTTACCCGCGATCGGTGCCCTCCTTGCCACGGTTCGTGTCTCCCTCTGAGCCTGAAATGGCAAACCACTCAGCGCGTTGCTCAGCTTCCTCACGCGCTTCGTTGCACTGGCAAGCGTAGTAGCCGACATAGGTATCTTCATCGTCGAATCGCGCGGGGCACGGAGCTAGGCGCATTCCGCAGTCAACGCATCTCATACGTTCTCCTTCCCATCGGGGCGCGCAGCGGAAAGGCGCTCCACCATCGCGTTGATGCTGCGATCTATGTTGAACGAAATGTCCCAGCCGCACGCGTCCATCAGCTTGCGAAACCTGCTATTCCATTCGTCTCGTTGCGCTCTCGTGGTGGCGAGTTCGGCTCGGAGTGCCTCAGTGGTTGCGCATAGCGCGATGACGACATTTGGATCGTAGACGTGAGTTCTGCCTTCGGCGTGCCTCCGCGCTTGTGCTATCTCGTTCTCAGTTAAGACTCGAATCTCGCCGGCGATATTGAGCACCTTATGCTCCTCGGGCTCCTCGGGATGGACTGAGAGACGGTCAGGAGCACCAAGAACAGGCGGACTATCTTCAGCCTCAGGTCCAGTAACTTTGGATATCCGGGCTTGATCTAGCTTAGACTTGTCACTCATCTCTCCTCCTGATTACGCGGTGTAATCAGCGCACGCGCCGAAAGATCTGCGATGTGCTTCTGTCGTTCGGCCTCGCGCTGATCGCGGAGCTGCTTCGCTCGCGCTTGACGTTCACGCTTCCATTGAGTGTACTTCGCGGCTGCGATCTGCCGCTGCGTCTTGCCGGGTCGAGTGCCTTTGCGGCGACGGGAGCGAGGCACTAGGCCCTTGCCTTGTTAAGGTTATGCTGCTTGAGGTTTGTCTCCGCTGCGCGTTGATGGCTTGGCTCGACGCACAGGTCGTTACCGCAGTGCTGTGTGATCCGTGCAGGTAGCGGACCAGTTGGGTTCGCCAGTCGCCAAGCTACTTGCTGTGCTCCGCGCTGGCGGCCAGCGATCGAGAACGTTGGGTAGTCGCGATTGCTACTGAGCCAACGACGTGAGCCGGTCCAGTTTAAGCAACCGCTTGGCTTGCGATCGGTCTTAGCCCACCAGCGCTTCAGCACTGATACGGTCAGGTCGATCGCACGAAGTTCGCTCGCCATCGTCACTCCTCCTTTACAGTCATACCGTACTTGCGGGCGAGTTCGACACAGCTCTTGCACATCCAAGCTGGTCGAGTCATCGTAGGCTGATCGCCGTCATAGACCTGGTAGCGACCAACAGGGATCGCAGCTGCGCCTCGACTATCACAGCCACCAAGTTCGCAGAATTGTGCTGACATTTGTCACTTCACCTTGTCCAGCAAGTTGCTGGCCTTGAGGGTTCGAGTGAGATCGAAGATGTTGTGATTCAGGTAACGCCAGAATAGCGCACGCTGCTGCTTGTCTCGCGTGCCGGTGACCTCATACAGTGCCTCCTCGATCGCACCTCCAAGAACGGCTGCGACCTGTGTGGCAGTCAGCGCTGGCTTGGCTGGATCTTCTGAATCGAAGCGTTGCAACTCGATCAGTCCATCTGCTAGCTCCGTGCGAGCCTTGCCGGGTCCGAGTGGCTTCATGGCTCCAATTCTCCGATAACGCGCTCGATCTTTCGGAGCTTGTAGTTTAGCGCATTGTTCTCTGCGCGAAGCTCAGCGAGTTCTCGCTGTGCAGCGCGGCTCTTCTCACGTTCACGCGCTGCTGCTTCTTCATCGGTCCGTGTACCTAGAATGCAGGTGAACTGAATGTTATCTATTCCTGGGCTTCCGAATACAGCCTTGGGTAAGTACATTATCCCGTATCGAGTGGGCGAGAGTCTGGTCTCGAACACTCGATAGTTTGTTGTGTCCCTTACCCATTCCATAAGTCGTTCCTTGGTATTCATACGTCAAAGTTCCTTGGCACTGGTGCCGGCTGAGGTGGAGTCCAGGCGATAGCCTCGATCCCTTTCTTGTACTTGGTCAGCGTGATATGTCCGTCACCGACGAGGATTGCAAGCCGATGCTGCGCGTCCGAGGTCCACGCATACAGCTCGCGCAACTCCACGTCGCTCAGCCTCGTCTCCGCGAACCGCAGCGGATCGTTCGAGGGCTGCACCTCGATCCAGGCTGCGATCAGCTCCTCGGCCCGAGTCAGTCCAACCGTCGGCACGTTGCGTCGAGCTGGCTCATGTGGAGCTTGGACAGTCGCCACTCCACCGCCGACTACTGTGCTCGCGTGCGGTGCTTGCTTTGGCTTCGCCTCGATCAGCCCATCGCGGACGACTACGATCGTGAACCTGTCCGCTGCAGCAGCCAGTGCCGGGAAGTCCTCCGGGTATCGCTTGGCGATCGCAAGACACTCACGGATGCGATAGGCCTCACGCTGCGTAGCCTGTGGGTCCGGGTCGGTGGCCCACGCGCAGGCCTGACCGGCAGCAAGGCGGTCGAGCAAGTCCGCTCGCTCAGCGATCAGGCCTGGGTTAGTTGAGTAGCCCATTAGTTCTTACCTATGCCCATGCTTTCGAGCACCTGTGCGCTGACCGTGGACTTGAGCACCGTCGAGATCATCGTGTTGCGGAGCTGAGTCAGTGACGTGATGTAGCCTTCGAGAATGAAGATCTCACCAAGCAAGTTCGGTCGCTCGTTCAGCTCCTGCGCTGTTCGTCCCGCTGCGGCAGCGATCTTCTCGCGCGTGATCGTGTCTGGATCGATCGCGATATCGGACTTGTTTACGATGTCGTCGTAGAGCTTGGCAGCATACTGATTGCTGGCAAGAATCCGCGACTCCTCACCAAAGCCGAGTTCGGCTAGCTGTCGCTTGGCCTCGTTCTTGTCGGTGAACATCCCGATCAGGTCCATCCCGAACTGCGCGATCAGTTCTGCTGAGACGCTGTGCATCAATCCTCCTCGTCAGAGTCATCGTCGTTGTCCCACAGGCCGTCCTCGTCGTCCTCGTCGTCCGGCCAGTCTTGGTCCGGATCAACGTCAGTGCCGTCAGGATTAACCTGTGGCTCATCCCAATCGAGATCGTCTAGGTCCTCGTCGCGTGGATCGCTCACTTGCACATTCCTCGATGAAGGGTTGAGAGCTTGGTCGCGAACGCATCGAGTCCTTCTGCACCAAGCATCTCGATGTCAGCCTCGATGTACTGCGTCTGCCTGATCACATCGATCAAGTCACCAGCCATCGAGGCTAGGTGCGTGCTGAGCAAGTGCATGATCAGGTGCAGCTCAACATGCGTGACCGGGAGCACAGCCAGCTGCGGCAGCTCGGTCGCGGAGTCTGAGTCCGAGGCCTTCATCGCTTGGCGTCAGCGAACAGCTGCTGCCTCATGATCTGCTCAGTCAGTGCCTCGCGCTTGCGCGTGTCTAGGTGGTGCTCCATGTACAGCGATAGTCCCTCCTTAGTGAAGGACTCCAGGTCTCGCTCGACGAGCTGGACCTCCTGCGGGTGGCGCGTGATGGGTTCGCGGTCGCGCTCTGGCTCAGTCATAGCTTTCTCCGCTTGTGCTTGGGTTTGATGTAGCTGTCGTGCCTGCGCTCGAACTCGATCGCGAACCGGCGCAGCTCGCTGACCGAGACTCCGTGCTCCTCCATCACGCCGAGGAATGCACCGTCTGGAAGCTCGTCAAGCTGCGCGTTCAGCTTGCGGATGAACTGATAGCGCAGCTCATCCATGTCCTTCATGGCTTGGTCAGCACGAGGACTACGAGCACGATGACGAGCGCGACGGCGAGGATGCTGGTGTTGATTGCTAGGGATCGCATTGGTTACTTCCTCCATTTGCCTGAGAGAAAGCCACTGGACGCTTTGTCCATGCGGCCGATGACTGGATCACCAATCATCTGGATAGTGAAGTCTCCGTTCGAGTCCAGGTACACAGTGATCTTGAATCCCTGCTCGGTGTCGAGCACAGCCTCGGCTGCGAGCCAGCCCTTGGTCTCAATGACTCGAGGCTGGTCGTCCTCGGCTATGGTCTTGGTGCGGAGGCGGATCACTGGTCGTCCTCCCGGTTGTCGATTGGGTGTAGCTGCGTGAGCTTCTCCAGCTTCCGCGCGTGCTTCATCGTCCAGCATCCGCCACCCTTGACGTGATCGCTAGAACCACAGTGATAGCAGGAACTGAACCGCATCCCACGATAGCTGCTTGCGAGTCGAACTACAGCGAGGCAATGCAACTCGTCGCTGTTCTCAGCGATCAGCTTGTTGCGCTGCTTGAACCCACCCTCCCACGAGAGTACCTTGGGCAGGTAGATCTGCTTCAGTCGTCCAAGCTCATCCGCGATTTCCTCAGCCCAGATGTCGATGCCTCCGAGGTGACAGCCACCTGAGACGAGGATCGCGAGTGGATCGCTGAGCAGCACGCGAATGATCTGTCGAGCCTGGGCCTCGCCGCTGCGTGTGAACTTCGAGGCTTCATGTCCGACGACGCCGACGTGTCTCATAGGACCACGTCTGGGTCAGCGATTGCATGGTCTGGGTGCAGCACCAACCACTCGCAGATGCAGCGGGTGTGGAGCAGCAGTGCGCCTCGATCGAAGGTCTTGCCGTCTCTGACCTCGACCGCGAGCAGCTTGTGCAGCTTGAGCCTCGGCGCGATGTGGTTCTCGACGCCGAACTCGTGACAGTGGGAGCATAGCTCCTCGGGCTTCTGATCAGTCTCGTCTGGTCTCATACTATTCAGCGCCCAGAGCATCGCTGGCACCCTCGGTGATCTGGTGACTGGCCTCGATGCGTTGGCTCGATCGCAGTCCAAGCATCTCGTTGACGTAGCTGAGGTGCCGAGCCAGCTTCGCCTCGGTCTTTGGAGCATCGGCCTCATGGCGCGAGTAATACTCGACGTGATTCATCATCTCCTGCAACGCCACGCCGGCCTGACGAAGCACTTCCTTGAACAGTGTCTTGCGGACCTCCTCGCGGAGGTCTTCTGGCTTGATCGTGGCGCGAAGGTCCGCGCTGATCTCGGTTTCGAGAACGAGCAGGTACGGGCTTAGATTACGGGACTGCACTTGAGTTGACATCTGATTGATCTCCGAAAGCGTGTAGGCCCAGGTGCGCCAAGCCTCTGTGCCTGGATCGCACCTGGACCTCGACGGTGAGGCAGACTACACCGTCGCTGCTGCGAGCGCCATGATCTTGCCCGCCTCGCGATCGAGCTTGACTCGCTCATCACCGTTCGGCAGGTCGCGTGCGTACTCTGTGAGTCCACCAGTGAATCCCCACACGCTGCGCGGATCGCCGTACCACTCCGAATGCTCGTCAGCTAAGTCGAAGCTGGCCTCGATCACCTTGCGCGACAGGTTCACCTGACGCAGGTTGAACACGGCGTCGAGTACCTCGTCCTTGTCCACACCGAGCTTCATCCGTACGCAGGCCTTGATCTTCGCCTCGTCCTCGGTCGTTGAGCTGTCGCGGTAGTCCACGAGCTTCTTCGCTACGATCTCGAACACTTCGGCGCTTGCGCTGCCGACGTGACGCACTGTGACCTCGGCGATATTGCGTGCTCCCCAGACCCGATGGTTCCCGCAGACCCACTCGTAGTTGAAGGTCATGATGCCGAACTTGCTGCCGCCGACCTCGGAGTTCCAGACGAAGAAGCCACGCGAGAGCCCACCGCTGAGCGTCTCGAAGATTCGCCGATCATTGTCCACGAGGAACGCGAACATGTCCTGATCGCTCAGGTACAGGCCTCGCGATCCATCGAACGCCTCTGGTGCCGGCTGCCACTCGGGTCGCAGTGCACAGAGTTCAACGAGCCTCTTGGTGATGTCGTGGTTCCAGATCCTCGCGTAGCCTTCGCCGTTCAGTGCGCGGAGCTTCGTGGCGCCGTTCTGCTCGATCAACGCCATCTTGGGAGAGCGATTGTCGCTCGCCACGATGCCGTGGTTGAGGTTCTGTGCGACCAGCCCCGCCGGTAGCTCACGCAGGTACTCCGCCGGTGCGCCGACCATCGAGCAGACTTGCCCGAAGGACCAATGCGAGAACTCGACTCGACCCAGGCCCGGGGTCAGCAGCTGTGGTCGCGGTTCGTCGCCCTCGTTCGATGGTGGCAACGCTACTACTTCGAGGCTGCGGAGCCTCACCCCTCGGTGCTCGCTCGCCAGCTGCTTGTGGTACAGGGCCTTGGCGTTCATCGTCGGTAGATCGCTGAACTTCTCGTCTGCCGGACGACTCGCCCACTGATGGTACGCCTTCGTCAGGGTGGTCATCGCTGTCTGCCTTGGGACTCCAGTCCCTGGTCGTGTCCGCTGGTTACACGGTGTAACCAGCGTGGCGTTGCCGCCAGTCCCAGGTCACGGAATCGAACCGTGTCGAAACGTCCCTGCCTGGGTGAGCCGAGGCCCAATCGTGCGCCTCCTGCCCGTTGCCCTACTCGTCCGGTCCCATCGCCAGCGTCTCGGCCTCAGCGTCCGGCTCGATCGTGGCTTGGGCTTCAGCCCTGCACTCCTCGCTGCAGTACGGCGCGTAAGCGAATGTCTCGAACTCGACGATGCCCTTGCCACAGTAGTCGCAGCGTGGGCTGTCGTCATAGTCCTGTTCAAGTTCCTCGGCTGGTATCGTGTCATCGTTCGGTGTCGCATCGATGAACAGCCTGACACCACCCTTCCAGGGTGCGGTAATCATGTACAGCTTGCCAGTGTCGACGCCGCGCATATACGTCGCGTCAACCAGCGACTCCTGATCCTGTGCCTCGATCAGCTCCTCGGTGGGCTCGGTTATCTGCTTCCATTCTGGCATAGTTGCCTCCTGTGGGCGATGCCCAGTGGTGTAGGTCCGGTCGGACCGTTCAATATGGTATATGCGGCGTCGGATGTCAACCGCCGTAACTCGTTGTGCCGCATGGGGTTGCAACGTTTGCCGGTTACTCCATCCATCCACCCACCCAACCAGCCACGTCACCGATCCCGCCTCTCCCACGTCGCCAACCATGCTCAGTGTCCTGGGCCAACCACGAGACTCCGGTCCAGCGTCCTGGCCTCAACGCAAGCCGAGACCAGTGTACTGGTGAATCCAATGGTATCCCATTAGTTAATAAAAATTTTGACTAATTACAGTGGCATCGACTTTCTCCTAGAATTGCCTCACACTAGAGTTTCTTGCCTCGACTGGTGTCGCTCTCCAGTGGTGTCCACTTTTTCGGACATCGACGTGTGTGGGGCCGGAAACTTTGCCGTGGCTGGTTGGCTGGCTGTGTGGATGGGACCGAACCCATGCGTACCATTGACGTATAAACGGCGAACGTTTTGACCGCACGTCCATATCGATTCGCGCGTTCGATGCGTCTCCGGTCAACGTGGCGCGATTGCGCGGCATTGTGATCGATCCACCCCAACGCAAAACGGGTCCGAAACCCGTCCTGGCGTCTCGAACCCGTTGCTCGCGCTTGTGGACCGCGACCTGCGACCCGTCCAGGGGTTGCCGCGATTAGCGGCGCTTGCGGGGCTGCTCGGTGACCGGCTCGGGTGTCGGCTCGGGTGTCGGAGCGGCCTCGGTCGTGCCCTCGGTCGCGGCGAGCCGGTCATCGACCGCCTTGGCCTTGGCAGCGGCCTGCTTCGCCGTCTCAACCTCGGCCTTCGCCGCAACGTAGGCGTCAAGCTGCTCCTGCGTGAATGCGCCGAACTCGATGGCCTGCTTGCCCCAGTCCGGGTTCTGGATGGCGCGCTCGAACAGGCTCGCGCCGATGTCCTTCGCCGTGCGATCGACCTTGCCCTTCGCCGTCTTCGGCTGGGTAACCGCACCCGGCTCGCGAACCCGCGCCTCGCCGACTTTCACCGTCAGGGCTTTCGCCTGCGCCTGGTCGAGCGTACCGTCGGCCTTGCCCAGGATCTTGCGGACTTCGGCGCGGATTGCGATGTCCCGTTGCGCCTCGGCAGCGGCGACCAACGCGGCCTCGTTCGCGAAATGTCCATTCGTCAGGGCCTCGTCCACGGTCTGGGCCTTCTGCCACGTCACAGTCTTACCGACGAACTCAGGGCGGACGTCGTTCCCCTTCTGGACGGTTGAAACGTGTTCCCGCATGGTGATACCCTCGGGTTGATGATGGGACCGGACCGGATGTCCGGCACCGCCATCATGAGCAAATCGCGTACCTGGTCGCGATCGATGATTAACTCGCGATCGGCGCGGTTAATCGATCGGTGGGCGCAGCGACCTGTGGCGACGACGCCACAACGTGTGACAAATCGACGCAACAGTCTGCCGGATCGCCAGTCGAGGCTGTCGTCCTGGCACCGTGGCGCGTCCTGGGCGAGGCCGACCCCGAAAACGCATTCTGGACGGCGGGGCGAACCATCCCCAGAAAATCTCTCTCAACCCAAGAAATCTCGGACTGGGTTGGTCCGGAGCGGACACCGAGGCCCAACGGGGGCGATTGCGCCACGCCGCACACTATAGTATAGATCGGCACCGGACGGGCGGTCCGGCCGTGTTGCTGGTGGGGGAGAGAGGCTGCTGGTGAGGATGAGGTGCCGGTAGGTCACCTGATTACATCGTGTAACCAGCAGTCCACCACCGGAGCGAAGGTTCACACTAATCGGAGAACGTCATGGCTGACGAGCCGAAAGCGGGAGCAGGGACCAAGACCACACCGACGCCTACGATGGGCGGAGCAGTAGTCCAACCGAAGGAAGCTCAGGCAGGGAAGAGCCCAAGTGCTCCGACGAGCACAGCCGCTGCCACAGCACCGAAGCCCCATGGTGCGCCAGCGACGCCGAAGAAGGCTGACCCGGATGCAATCCCCTCGGAGGGGTTGCCCAAGGGCACACGCCTCACTGACGCGCAGATCGACAAGCTCAGCCGTGCAGAGCTAGCGGCGATCGCCACAGATCGCGGATACCGGCTCAACGTCGCCGGAGCGCGAGTCACGCGAGAGGCTTTCAGGGCCGAGCAAAAGAAAGACACGAACCTCGACAAGTAGGCCACGATGGCCTTAGCAAGTTTGGTCATCGGTCCCGCGAACGTGCTGGTGTCATTGGACGACACCGGCATTGCTCGCGTTGCGGCGTTCGATGACACAGGCGCATCGACGACGATTCCCACGCTGACGAAGTTCACCAGTGATGCGGGCACGGCTGCGATCGGCACGGTAGACGGAACCGCGCTACCAATCGACCCTGTGGCTGCTGGCAACTGTGACATTTGGGTCAGCGATGGTGGATCGATCGTGAGCAACAAGGTCAAGGTCGCTGTGTTTGATCCAGAGACCGGGCCGAGTAAGCGGGGGAGACGCTGATGCTAGCAGTCAACCTTGCTCAAAACGAGACACTGCCGATTCCGGTGGACAAGACTCGATCCGGTGTCGCAGTGATTGGGACACCAGCAGTGACCTCGGCCACAGCGGTCTTTGTCTTAGAGATTGAGCTATTTACTGGCTTGTGGAACTCGGTTGGGGTCTTCGATGCTGTGGCACAAGCCAAGGCCGACAATGTCACAGGACCGAGTAAGTATGCTTGGGCGGATATTCCTGGGGCACAATCAGCCAGAATCAGGCGCACAGATGCGACTGGTGGTAATGGCTCGGTTGGCGGCGACTTCTTCCTGAGCTGACCTAGCGATGCCTCTGCATGGTCGCAGGTTTGGTGGTGGATCAGCGACCACGACTCCTACGCCGCCGCTTGGTGATGGTGGTAGTGGGAGCACTGGCTCTGGCGGGACGATTCTCGCGAACAACGCCACAGGTCGTGGGTCCATCAAGCTTGCTTCAGCCCTGATATTGCACTCGATCGAGGCGGACAAGGCTTGCAGGGTTATCTTCTATAACACTGCGGCTCACGCGCTCGCAGACAGAAACCGTAAGATTGGCACCCCACCTAAGAAGGGCGCCGGCGTGCTTGCAGAGTTTCTCTTCTCGGCCCCGAACGAGACGATCACCTGCGAACCGGAGCCGGCGCTCAAGAACGGCGACTCACCACAGACGAGCTTGATTTACTACAGCATCACCAACCTCTCTGGTGGGTCGACCACAGTTACTCTCACACTCGACTATACTCCAGTCAGCTAGAGGCTACCAATGGGCCAGCACGCTTATTCAGGTTCCTTCGACATGAGCAGCCAGGCTAATTACCAGGCTCTCATGGGGTTCATCGACGCCGCGATCCAGGCCGATGGTTGGACCTTGACAGCTGATACCGGTCAAACAGATCCAGCTGGAGCAGCGCTTCCTGCACAGAACGCAGCAACGATCTTCAGGCTCTATCAGTCGCCTGGTGCGCTGACTCCTGTGTATGTCAAGCTATCCTTTCAGCGTAACGCGTCGAACTTCCCACAGATCGGCGTACAAGTCGGTACCAGCACAAACGGAACTGGTACACTGGGCGGTATCACCACCACAGCCAAGACGTTACCCTGCAACTCGACGGGAACGAAGCAAGCTTATGTCAGCGGAAACCTCGGCTGGTTAAATATCTCGCTTCAGCCGGATGGCGGCGGTGGTGCTGCACAGTTTTTCCTCGACCGCTCGGTAGACTCGACTGAGACATACACGAGCGATTACATCACACAAGTCACTGTAGGAAACGGTGTATCTCCACGACAGGAGACAAAGGTATTGGCTGGCGGAACGCAGTCCGGAGAAATGAGTCGAATCGTCGGCCCAAATCCGCAACTCGTAGCTGGTGATCAAACTAGTTGGATCATTGGCACGTTCCTGTCGATACCACTCATGCTGCCGGTCGTGCCTGGCGGTGCAGCACAGCACTCACCAAACGTAGGTATCTGGAGCATCGCCGCTGCTGACTTCACTCCGAACACCCTGACGATCGTTCAAGTCTACGGTACACCGCACACGTACTTGGTCACAAACATCACAGGGAACGCTGTCGGTGGATTCACGATCAGCGGAATGTTCCGCTATGAGTAGCTTATGCCAACACAGAACTCTATAAGTAATGAGCTTCGTCACGATGATATCGCAACTCTAGCGATACCGCGGGTCGAGCTGTTCCGATTTGCTGCACCGAACCTGTCGGCGATGGAAGCTCCTGGCTCGATCGGCGAGAACACCGGGCCAACCACAGGTCAGATCTCACCACGACTATGACTATCTTCGCCGCACACGACTTCGAGGACGGGACGCTCGGACCATTTCAGGTCGCGGGGGTTCAGGGTGTTGTCTCGGTTGGAGACGATCCGACTCCACGCGCTCAGGGCAAGGTCTGCAAGATCCATTACGAGAACTTCCCTGACGGCGGGAACTTCGACTGCAACCAAGCGATCGCACCCAAGGACGCAAACAACCCAGGGCGCAAGCTTGGTGAAGACCTATTCTGCGGCTGGCGCTTCTTTCTGGACACAGACGGCTACGCAGAGAACTGCATCCGCAAGCTGAACTACTGGGGCTGGTCGAATGACTCATGGGGATTCCAGCACCAGTTCAACTTGGTTGTCAGTTCAGTCAACTCAGTGGCGACGCCAGTACCACCAGGAACACCACTGCAGTTCCTAATAAGTGCACACTTGACTGGACAAGACGGCTCGAATATTGGGAGCTTCGGCTCAGCTGGCAACGCTGGTCCTGGCACCTGGTACGGACCGACCAATCTCACGCTCAAGACATGGCATGAGATCATAGTCCAGGTGCGGCCTGACTCAGCGTTTGGCGCTGGCGATGGGATCTTCCGTCTGTGGTTCGATGGCGTGCTGATCTTCGAGTCAACCACGATGAAGTTCACGTCTGCTGACTGGACCGACGACCCGGCAACATATCAGTGGGTTGACTATCGGATCGGTCAGCAGGTCAATGGTTCGACCAAGATGGTCGAAGATCGCTACCTCGACTCGTTGATCTTCGCTACTACGAAGGCCGAGGTTGATACGTTCCTTGCTGGTGGTGGAGGCACAACGCTACCGCCGCCAACACAAGTGCTCACGACGCTGCAACTGCGACCGACCAGTGCGGCTCCCGGAGTTGGTGGAGTGCAGCTGCTCACAGCGACTGCACTCGATCAGTTCGGTGTCGTGATGGACTTGCCAGCGCTGAGCTTGCACTCGTCGAACACAGGGATTGCGACCGTCACTGACGCACCCTTGCAGATCAACGGCATCGCACCAGGTACTTGTGAAGCTTGGATAAGCTCGGGAGCGATCGAGTCCAATCACGTCTCGGTCTCGGTGACGAACCCGGCGCCTGTGCTCACGAGTCTTGTGCTCGCACCGACGGCTGTCTCAGCGATCGCGAACACTCCGAGCTATGTCAACGTCGGGGCATTTGATCAGTTCGGTGCGTCGATGAATCTGCCAGTGCTCACGAACCAGGCCTCGAATGGTGCGGTTGCGGTGATCAATGGTCCGCCGCAGGGGTCGCGGCTAGAGATCGATCCACTGCAGGTTGGCACCGCTCACGTTTGGGTTAGCTCGGGATCGATCGTCTCGAACAAGGTCACAGTGCTCGTCAGCGATC